GCACCTGGAGCTGTTGCTGGCAGCCAACCTTCTAAACCGGTAAGCGCACCATCATAATCACCAGACTGATAAATATAATCATTCTGAGCGACTGAGGACCAACCAGACAAATTACCACTCATAGTAATTTGATTGCTGCTCGCGCCTCTATTAACCGCGGAAACAGTCAATGTGCCAGACCTAACAGATCCACCGGATTTAGTACCTGAAACTTGCAGAACCATTCCGACTTCAAAATTAAGTGAGTCCATGTCTGTTACCAGGTCAAGTGCAGTTGTAGAAAAAGAAGAGTTATTAATTCTTCCGATTGCACCAGAACCGTCACGGTAAAGGTTTCTTGAGATTGAATCTCCTACTGAGCGCATGACCCCATCAATCTCTGTGGTCATTGCGTTTAGGAAACTATACCTATCACCCTCTGCTTTATATTCGCCCAAATTCGTTAATTCTGGACCGTCTCACGACAGCTTACGGTTCCCCGCAAGAGTAGACCATATCACCATCCAAATTGGATGCTCTGCGCTTCCACTCACTTGAGTGTACTTCCTTTCGGAATGGTCGTTGAACCTTCCCTCCTTGAGGGCTTGGCTGCTGATTGTCCGTTCTGGAGTTCCCAGCAATTCACAGAGTTTTTCGATGTATATTGCTATACAAAGGCACCAGTTAAAATGCAGCTACGGCCTCGCCTGAAATTGTCGCGACTCCGTAGTTTGCTTTTCGGGTTAATAGAAATTCGCCTATCTTACTTGCGCTTGCTGCACTTTGTGCTGTTGCAAACGTAGCAGACCGGCCTTGAGGCCGTGTGTAATACACGGGGATGGGCGCGTTGACGCCTCGAAACTTCTCGTCTTTCAATGTGTTCAGGTAGATTCGCAAATTCTACCCCGCGATTAAGCAGCTGCACATTCGACTGTGCAGTTCAGATCATATCACAACCCTTTCGGGTTTCCTCCGCTTCCACTTTGCTTAAAGTGTACTCCCTTTCGGGATGATCGTTGGACCTTCCTTTTTCAAGGCTTGGCTGCTGATTAACAGTTCCTGTCTTTCCAGCAATTCAAAGGATTTTTCGATAACCATTTCTGGCTAAAGCCCCAAAGATTTAGGGACAAGTTCCATGAACGGATGCGAGTCATAGACTAATTTCTCGACTTCAGCACCCCTGTAATATTGTTTTAATGCGTTATCCCAGGCAGTCAGCGTAGTTGCTGTTGCCATTTGGATTCTCCATATAAATTAAATTTGGCATCACAGGTTGCTACCGTATGTAGCAAGTGCAGCTTCCAGGCGTTCCCTTCGCGATTTGGGCGTGCCTTTATCTGCGGGCTGCGATGCAGTGACTTTGTTTCTAAGAGTTTTTCTAGTCCGTGGAGAATCCGAAGGTTTTTCCGGTGAGCCAGCTTCGGGCTGGAACAGTTTTTTCATCTTGCTGGATTTAGCAAGACTCTGAGCCTGTTGCTCATAGAAATTTTCTACTTCCAGGAGTATTTCTTCATCCTGCTTAATAGTGCCAGTTTCATTGGCAACTATCTTTTGCATTTCTAAAATTGTAGGCCAAGCATTATCCCAATTATCTTTAACTAATTCAAAACGCTCGTCCGCTTCAACTTTAGTTTTCATGCGATTTACATAATTGTCAACCTGTTTTTGCCTTTCCATAGTTTCCAGCTTCGCCAACCTGCTTTCAACTTCAGGTGTAAGTGCAGCTTGTTCTGGTTTTGGTGGTTGAAATTTGCCATCTTGCAGTACACTGTTGGTTGCATCTTCGTATGTCCAATTTATTTTATCAAGCGCACCAAGCATATCCCCTTTGTCCACTCTTTCTTTTGCTTGGCGTAATGGTTCCAGCTCTGCTTTTAGTTTGTTCAGTTCCTGCTTTTCACGCTGAACTTCTCTCTCTTTTTTTGCAACCTTAGAAAATGCCTTACTGACTTTTGGCGTTTCAGGTTCAGGTTCAGGTTCTGCAGCTGTTGCTGGTTCTGCTTCTACTGCAACTTCTTCTTCTGCAATTTCTTCAGTTTCTTCAGGTTCTGGTGTTCCTAATCTGTCATCCAGCCACTCGTTTATCTGAGATTGATCTGCGTCTGATAACTGCTCTGTTTCTACTACTTCTGCTACTTCTGCTACTTCTGGTGTTTCCGTTGTTTCAACTTCCATGTCCGTTTAGGCTATAGGTTATATTGGTAATTGCGGTGGTCCTTCCGGTGGCACACCCATATTTGGTATCTCTGGCATTTCTGGCATAGGCGCAGCAGCCGGTGGTTCTGGTGGTGGCATACCTGGCATTGCAGGTGCTTCAGCTCCGCCTTCTGGTGCAGCTGATTGCGTGAGTGCATCGCACTCTTCTATAAACTGGATCATCATGTTTATTTTATCCAGGTCCAGGTCATCTTGCTGTGCCTCAAGGTACGCAATTGTCATGCGTTCCTTCGCAAATGCCAGGTCCATAACTGGCTCTGGTGCATGATAAACTCCGTTGTCAATTATTTCCTGTATTCTCCACTCAACATCACGTTCCAGAACATCGTACAGACTTGTCACACTCTCCAAATCTGGAAAGTCTAAGAGCCTTACAATATGTTCTCTCTGGTTAATAACACCATTCTGGATTAGTTCGGTCACAGCTTGAAGCCGGCCTGCAGGCGTTGAGGGCAAAAGTGATACAGGGTATGCCTGGAGTATGTAATCTTCCTGCGCAAGTTCGATGTCTTTAAAATCTGTAGTCTCTAATGCGTGGCCTTTGATCCCGCGTACAGGGAAACTTCCTGACTCCTTCACAATCTCCCTTGCCAGATCAAAGAACCACGCAGCAGCGTCCATAAATGCTTTTTCAAAACGCTGCCCCACTGAAATAAAACGCTCAGTTTCAATATCATGATATGTTCTGAGGGCAGCCCCGCTTTCCAGACCAGCTGGTTTTTTGCCGGTTGCACTCAGTTCCGAAACTCCTGCAATTTCATACGCCTTTTGGTAAAGACGCTCCATGTGTGAATAAACTTCAGGGTGCATTGCAGTTGGCGTGTAGCTCTGAGGTGGCTGCCCTACATAATTTACGATTGTGCCTGGTACGTTGCGTAACCTGGATTCTACTACCCTGGAACCATGTTGCACAAACAACCAGGGTACACTGAGCAGGTGCATACTCTGCTGAATCCTAAGTGCCAGTTTGTTTATTTCCATCTGGATATTCTTCAGCTGCTCTGCCAGGGATATTCCTGCAAATCCAACGCAGGCATCACCCCAACTCATAAATACAAAAGGATAGTTGAGGTATGTGTACTGCTCATCTTCCAGGATCACAGTGTCCATGTGTATAACGTGCCTGCCATCATCTGCTCCATTCATACTTGGCAAGTGCCAGGATTCCACGCATTCCACCATTTCTGCTTCATGTCCTTCTTCAGAACTCATCATGTCATCATCTTTTGTTGCAGCTGCGTAGCGTAATTCTTCTTCGCGTTCAGGAAACTGCATTATCAGTGTTTCCAGGGGGATTGATTTTACCTGGTGCAGACTTGGTGGTTGATCTGCATACATCGCAGCGTTCATGTCCCATAGAATTTCATTAGGGAAAATGCGTTCTACAAATAATTCAGAATCTTCCCTGCCTATCTTCATAACTGCAATGTCAAATATGCAGCTGTCCTGGAAGATTTTCGGCATAACATCATAAATTCCGGTCTGGTAAAATATCCCTTCCATTACATCAGTTAAACGCCTGGCATTCTGTCTGAGCTTATAATCACCGCGCCTGGTTAAGTACATTGGCTTCGGCTTGCTCTTCCCGATCCGCGACACAAGCGTGTCTGTAATATTGCCAACCACGTTCATCCGCATACGGTAATCTTCCATGTTCATGCGGTTAGTGTTATCGTCACGCCCAAACGAATTGTAATCACGCTGAGTGTACATTCTCAGCATATCCAGGTTCAGGGTGTGCCGGTTCATGTGATCTTCACGCAGCTGCTCAATCAGCTCAGTGAGCAAGTTACCCATTTCTGTTTCATCTGTTTCATTCCACCAAAATTTCATCGCATATTCTCAAGATATTGTTTGGTTAATTCCGTGTCACTTGGTTGTTGTTGTTGTGGTTCTGGAAATGTTATGTCAGGCATCTCTGGAAAAAATTCTATATCAATTCCAAGTCCTTTAAATTTTGCCACCCGCTTTTTCTCCAGGAAGGTAATTAGTTTTTCATGATCCGGTAGTTTGAACATTAGTTTGCCAGTATTGCTTGTGCGTCTGATTTAGATTGTTGTTTCTGTGCATCACTGCGCTGCGCAGCTGCTCCCATCACCAGGGGTGGTAGTGCCACATAGTACG